CCTGTCGCCTGTTCCGCGGCGCCGACGCGCAGGAGAGCCCGCCCAATCCCGGCGGATGCATTGCGCCAACAGAGAGCGCCGGCCACCGCGACGATCCGTTCGCCCGGCGCCGGGGCGACATCGGCAACGCCGACGTTGAACGCCGCGCCCGGATACCCGCCATCCAGCCAGGTGATGTCGCCATCCTGCGGTACCTGTCCATCGTATTCCCAGTAGTTCACGGCTCACCTCACGGCTCCGGCACCGGCGGCGGCTCTTCAGGCGGATAGGCCATCCAGCCGAACGCCGTCCCGTTCGCGTTGGCGTTCAGCCGCGTCACGCGCGCGGTCGGGCCGTAGAACATCCCGTCGTCGCAGGTGTAGAGGTCATCCACTTCGAGCGTGTAGCCCTGCGAAGCGAGGTTGAAACGCTTGCCCAAGTACGCGCTGTTCATCGACCCGCCCGGCGACGCGAGCCCCTGCGCCACGAGTTGCCCGTCCATCCGCCAGGCGTAGCGGTCGAACAGCACCGCGAGCTCGCAGAAGTACCAGCGGCCAAGCTCGACCGGCCCGAAGCTGGCGATGTACGGAGCGCCCGACGCGCCGACGTGCAGCCGGAGCGTGCCGTCCTTGCCGATCCGCAGCGAGGCCCGATGCGTGGTGCTGTACGCGACGTAGAGCAGGTACTCCCACGTGCCCGCTGTCTGCGGCAGCGCCGTCAGCCGCATCCCGAAGCCCAGCGTGTACGCCAGCCGGGCGATGCTGGTCGGGTTGCCGTTGGCGTCGATGCCGTTGGCGGCGGCGACGTACGCGGTGCTCGTGCTTTGCGGCACAATGATGCGGCAACCGTAGTTGCCGCTGCGCTTGTACATAGCGCCGATCGCAACCGAGCCGCCGAGAGCGACCAGCTCGTTCGTGTCACCCGCCTCGAAACCCGCGAACCACTGCGCCGGCATCGCTGCCGCCTCCTACTTCACCTCGCCGCCCACCTCGCCGACCTGCTTCAGGTGCTCCCACCGTTCGTTGTCGAATGGGCACTCTTTCACCCGCGTCAGCACGACGCCCCGGATGGTGCCGTTGTCCTCGAAGTCCACCCACAGCCAGTCCGGTGCCAGCAGCTCCGCATCGACGAACGTCGCCCGTACCGCCGCGAGTACCGCGTCACGTTTCTCGCCGGCCGAACGGCCCGCGGCGTGCGCGAACTGATCCACCAGCCACGCGCGGGTAATCGTGAGCTCGCGGCCGTTCACCAGCGTGATGACGGCCCGATCTTCGGCGACGGCGAGCGATTGCACGTTCACGCGTTCACCTCCGCACCCGGTACGTGACCGTCAGCACACTCGTGAAAACGCGCTCCTTCTCCAGGTGGTCCGGCGCGAAGATCGGGTCGTTCTCAGTTGCCAGCCACGCGGCGCCCGGGAACGCCTCCAGTCGGTGGACGCGCAGCCGGTCGCCGATTTCCTCGACCAGGTGCATCAGGCCGTCCAGCGTTGGGGCGTCGTCCGCGTTCACCTTCCGCTGGACGCCGATGTCGATGGCGCAGTCGAAGAAGGCGTCCGCGCGCGTCGCGGCGGTCGCCGTCAGCGACTTCGGCACGACGCTCACCCGGAGCTCGTGAAGCTGCGAAAGCTCCAAGATCGGCTGGTACTTCCGTTCCGCGGTGAACGGCAGACTGAACGGGGTGGCGTTCAGGCTGGCCACAACGGCGTCGGCAATCTGATTGATGGTGCTCACGGCGGCGTCCTCCCGTTCTGCCGGCCTTCCAGGAACGACACGCGCCGCTCGATGGCCTGGTACTCCGTGCGCAGCGCCCGGGCCTCGACGATCAGTTCGTCCAGCCGCTTCTCGACGTGGTCGAGCTTGGCCGTGACGACGCCCCACTGGACGGTGAACGCCAGCACCGCGAGCAGCGCGGTGAGTGCGACGCCCGCCCAGCGCGACCATTCAGTCCGGCTTGTGCTCGTTCCGTTCATGCCCGCTCCACGTCCACGTGCTTCGTGTGAATCCGCAGCGTCCGCCGGTAGGGGTCGGAGTAGCGGAACGGCGGCTCGCCGCCCGGCGCCATGACCTCGTAGATGAAGATCTGCTCGCTCGCCGTCTCACGGATGCGGTCGCCGGCCTGCGGCAGCACCGCCTTGTCGCCCAGCACCAGAGAGTCGGTGAGCACGAGGAAGTCACGCGATTCGGTGCGGTGAACGACGCCGTACTCGTCCGCCTGCTCGAACTCCGTCCGGCCGATCGTGGCCGCCACGTCCACGCTGTCATTGCCGCGGAGGTACGTGACCGTCCGCGACATGTGCCGCGTGCGCTGGTCTTCCAACCACGCCGCGCCTTGTTCCAGCAGGTCGGGCATGGCGTCGCCTACTGCATCATCCGCACGCGGACCGTCGTGTCGGCGTCGGCCGCCGCCTTGACGCACTTGCCGATCAGCTTGTTGCCGGTCGCGGTGGTCGTGGCGACGTTGTTCGTGTCGTCCCAGTACGCGTTGGCGCCGGCCGTGATTGCCGTACCGCCGCCCGTGGCCTTGGCGAAGTCGAACACGCCCGCCACGGCCAGCGCGCCGAGCGTGTTGGCCTTGATGTCGAGTTTCGCGACGCCGACCAGTTCGCCCTGGACGATCACGTCGCCAGCCGCCACGTCCGCGCCCGGGATGTAGTCGATCGAGCCGCCGTCATGCCGGAAGATTGCCTGTGCCATAGTTGTGTTCCTTTGTCGTTACGGGCCTCACGCCTACGCTTCGCCCTTGCTCTTCACCGCGGCGCGGAAGTCCTGCATCGCCACGCCGAAGTCGAAGTACCCGCGCCACTGCATCCCCAGTGTGTTGAAGCTCGTCTCGCCGCTTTCGATCGTGGGCGTCCGCCGGCCGCGGAGGTAGGCGATCTCGATCGCCGCCACGTCCGCCGCACTCGCGAACAGGTACCACGCCTTCGCCGACGAACCGGTCAGCCCCTGCGCGTTGAGGTACGGCGTGACGACCGGGCGGAACATACCGGCGAACGGGTTGTCCGCCGGCTTGGGCTTGCCGGTCTCGGTCGTCTCGTTGACGCGCGTCTCGTTGAACAGCCGCCGTCCGGTGACCGCCAGCGAGGTCGGGACGAGCAGCAGCGCCGGCCGGATCAAGATCGGCTTGCCATCGACATCGACCTGGTCGCGGAACTTCTGCTCGGCAAGCTGGAGCGCTTCGATCGACAGCGCCGTCTCCGCGCCCGAAACGTAGTTCCGATTCGTCGTGCTGAAGAAGCTGCTCGGGTTGCTGAGGAGCAGCTCGAAGACCGCTTCCTCGCGCTTCAGCGCCGACATCCGGCCGATGATCCGCGGAATCTGGAGGAAGGCGCCGAGGTCGTCGTTGATAATCATCTGCCGCGTCAGCGCGATCATCCGCCCGAACGTCTCGATGCGGTTCTTGTACGACTCCTCCGTCAGCGTCGCGTGCTTGAGCTCGCCGTCCGGGCCGACCTTCTCGAACACGCCATTGCCGGTTAGCCGGTAGCGCGTGACTTCCTTGAAGTCGTTGACATCGGTCTCGGAGCAGAACTGCGCGACGACGCTCTCGACCGCCTCGTACGCCGCCAGCATCGCCTTGTTGGCGACGTTGGAGAGGATGCCCGACAGCGAGATGGTCGAGAACCCGTACGCGGCCTGAATGAGCCGCTGCTCGGCGACGAACGCCGCGCGGATGGTGTCATCGTCGAAGCCAGTGATTCCGACGTGCCCGCCGGCGGCGCGGATGATCTCGTGGAACACCGTGTGCAGGCCGGCGCGGCGCAGGTCGCGCGACAGCGCGGCCTCCATCGTCCGCGCGTCGTACCACTTCGCCACGCGGTCCTCGGGCGCGACGTTGTATTTCAGCAACAGCGCCGCTTCGAGGGCCTTGCCGGTCGGCGGCTCGCCGCCGCGGCGGACGCCGGTGACGGTGGGCCGCTCGGCGCGGAGCACTTCCAGTTCCGTCCGCGTCGCGTCCCAGCCTTCCGCGATGGCCTTCGCTTCGATGTCCGCGTGCTTGCCGGCGCAGATTCGCCGAATGTCGGCGATGCGCTTCGTCTCGGCCGCGGCCTGGGCGCGCAGCTCGGACACGACATCGGCGCCGCCGGCCGGCTCGCTGGTGTCGTTCGCGTCGCTGGCGTCGCTGCTCGGATCGCCCTGCGTGCCAGGGCGTTTCTGTTCGGTGTCGTACATCGTTTGAAGGCTCGCCCGCTGCGCCTCGCTGAGGTCGGCTGCGACGAAGCCCTTGGCTTCCAGCCACTTCTCGAAGTCCATGACATCCTCCTTGATGTCCGCGGCCGTAGCCGCGACTTGCGCGCTGGTGTCTTCGTCAGCGCCGAGCGCCACGAAACTGATCTCGCCGAGCGTCGCCTTCCTGGCGATGTGGACCGGTCCTTCAAACTCGCGCCCGTTGGCCGCGGCCTTGCGGCCCTTGGGCACGAGCTCCACACGCTCGGCGAGAGCTCCCAGCGAAGCTTGCCAGGGAAAGCCGTTCCGGCTGCTTTCCACGATCTCCCGCGCGACCGGACCCGCGCCGGAAATGACGCCGGTGACGGCCAGGTTCGAGCCTTGAACGGCGACCGAATCGGTGTGTCCCACGATGAGGCTGCGGTTGTGGTCCTTCAGAATCGGTCGGCTGCGCGCGCTGATCTGAAGTCCGGCGAGGTCCACCACGACCGGATGCGGCCAGCCGGCCAACGCCATCGCGCCGCCGGTGTACGCGACCATGCTGAAGCGCCGCAGCGGCGGGGCGTCGGCGCCGGCCGCGGCCTCGATGTTGGCCCACTCGCCGACCGGAGCGCAGAGTTGCCGCGCGCGCCGCGCCTCACTCGTCTTCATCGTCGCCGGCCTCCTTGCCGATGGGCTGAAGCTGTTGCGGCGTCAGTCCGAGTTCCGCCATCAGCGCCACTTCCTTGGCGCGCTGCCGCAACTCCGACTCCCAGTCGCGCCCGACGTGGGCGTACTCCGACGCGAGCGTGGTCGTGTGACTCGCCAGGCGCGTGGCCTGCGCCGTCGCTTCCTTGGCCGGGTCCACGTGCTCTTGCCCATCCCAGAACCACTGGTGCGGGAACTCGGCGTCGCGCGTGCGGGCCGGCTGGGGGAGCAGACCTTCTACGAGCACGGCCTCGCCGATCCAGGCCGTCAGAATGCGGTCGAGGACCACGTCTTCGACGTGTTCCTGTTCGACGCGGATGCTCTTGAAGTAGGTTTGGTGGTCCATCCGCCCCGAGGCGTAGTTGTAGGCCGACGAGTTCGCCGCCGCGACGTTGAACGGCATGTTCAGACAGCGGGCGATCTCGTTGAGAATCTCCCGTTTGAATATGTCATAAGTCGTCGTCGGTTGCTCGGCCTTGACCTGCGATGGCTCCCAGCCTTCGGGCGTGAAGACCGCCATGTTCGGCGCAAACTCCATTTCGGTCATGGGTTCGACTTCGGCGGCATCCCCACCGGCAGGCGCATTGGTCTTCATCAGGATCGCGATGTTCGCCGCGCTCTCGGCCGCTGCGATGACCGCCAACGTGTATCGTCGAAGCTGCGCAAACAGCGGTAGGGCCGGCGTAAGGTCGGGAACGCCGCGGCTCTGGCCAGGCCGATCCGCGCGAAAGTAGTGGATGACGGCTTCGGCCGGCACGCGGTCGTAGGTGAGCCCCAGTCCCGCGCCCGCGCGTGTGTCGCCGGGGTGGACCTTCAGCACGTGATACTGGACGGGATTGCCGTACTCGTCGAGGACGATACCGTCGATCGCGTTCGGGTCGAGAATCGACAGGTCCGGCGTGGTGACTTGGTCGGCCTCGATCAAGCGGGCGTCGAGCTTCACCGCGCCAGGCAGCTTCGGATTGCTGCCCAGAATCAGGAACGCCTCGCCGTCCGTGGCGCGGGCCGTCCGCAGCGTGCGGAGCTTTTCCGCCAGGCCGACGGTCTTCGCCCAGCGACCGAACTCGCGCTCGATGCGCTGGTTGACCTCGGGTATTTCGGTGAGCATCTGGAGCCGCGGCCCGGTGCCGATCACGTCGTTCGCGAGCGTCAGCACGATGCCCTTGGCGTAGGAGTTGTTCGCAACTTCGTACCGCGCCCGGTTGCGAAGCAGCCGCCGCACCTCGGGCGAAGCCGCGGCATCGGCGGAAAGCCCGTCCGCGTTCGCCCAGTGGTTGCGGTTTTCGGGCGTGCTCTGCGCGGCGTCAAACTTCGCTTGGACAAGAAGCGGTCGGCCAACCCCCTGCACCTTCTTTCGCTTTGTCCAGGGCCACAGTCCCATGCCCTACACCGTCCCCGGCGACACGATCTTGACGCGCGTGAACGCCTTAGCCGGATTCCGCGCCGCCGCTTCCTTTCCAGCCAGGTACTTGTCAGCGGCGATCTGATCCACCAGCGAGTGCTGCTGTGCAGTCACGCCGTCAACGCTGGCCTGCTTGGGGCCTTGGGCGTTCTGTTTGATTGTGTCTTTCAGGTCGTCCGCCATCCGTCACCTCAATCGCGCGGGCCGAAGCCCGGAGCAACCAGTCGCGCGGTCCACAGAAAAGGCCATGCTGGGTATGCGGCCCCGCATGGCCTTAGTCCGTGGCTTCGCGGCGGGGATCAGCCGCCGCGCCGCGCGTCCTGGTTGTCCGCAGTCACACTACCGCCGAAGCTGCGCCCCACGAAGGAACTTCCGGCTGCCGGCAGCAGATTGTGCCATATCTGTCATTCGCACCGGGTTTCTCGGGCTTCACGCGGTTACGTCGGCGACCTTCGACGGCGTGACCTCGTAGGTCGTCACCCGCCGGCCACAGTGCCGGCACTGGCGGTACCGGACGATCCGGCCCATCGAGCGCCGCGTATTGAGCACCGGCAGATGGGCGCATCCGCATTTGGGGCATACCACGCCCCTGGGGGTTTCTGCCGACGGCCAGCGCTTCCGTGTGCTCTCGGTTGTCATACCGCGCGTTTTCTCCCGTCATCGTGTGTTTACCGGTTTGGCTGGCGGGTGGTCGCGCCTTCACCGAAGTTGGCCCCAGCTGGCGCGCGACCGCTCGCCGTGCCTCCGCGCCCGTCGTAAAGCCTCGGCAATTGCGCTTGTCGCATCCGCCACATCGCACGATAATCTCGCCTGTCTGCTTGTTTCTCTGGGCCGTTGCGAAGGGACTCCAGCCGCGGCGTCCGGCGCCGGAAAGGTGAACATGCAGGCTGCACTCGTCAGACTCCACGGCGATCCTCATGGCCGGCTCCATGCCGATGAGCACCTTGGCATCGCGTACGTAGCGAGTTCCCTACGCGCGAACGGTCACGATGTCTCCATTCTCGACAACACGGTGCTCAGTGACGCTGACATCGAGACGGCCATCAGGGCCGCTTCGCCCGATCTTCTCGGCTATACCGTCGATGTCGAAAACATCGCCAAGACGATCGAGTTCGATCAACGCCTTCGCGACGACGTTGGGAGTCTCCGATGCTGGGGCGGCCACCACGCCACGCTGTGCGCTGGGGAGGTCCTTTCGGAGCGGCTGTGCGACGTTGTAGTGCTCGGTGACGGCGAGGCAACCACGTGCGGACTCCTGGAGGCGCTGCGCAATCGACACCCGCTCGACACGGTTCCTGGTCTCGCTTTTCGGCGCGATCAGGATGTGATTTACACACCACCACGCCCCCTGGAACGGTCGCTTGACAACCTCCCGAGGCCGGCACGCGACGTGCTGGCCGAAATGGTCCGGTCTGAGGGCTCGCCGTCCGCCCGCGTGCTGTCGTCGCGGGGGTGTCCTCACAATTGCATCTACTGCACGACTCCTGCGATTCGGCAACTGCTGGGCAACAGATCGTACCGCTGGAGATCGCCAGAGGCATTCGTGGATGAACTGTCATCCCTTGCGACGGACTTCGGTATCACGCAGTTCTATGTGAACGATGATCTCTACTTCCTGAACAGCCCTGCGTCCCACAGTCGCGTTATGCGTATCGCTTCCTTGCTTGCCAGCAGCAAGCTTGGTATCTCGTATAAAGTCGAACTG